CCTGCATAAGTAGATCTATCTACTTTTGTCATTGGTGAATCTGATTGTGTTGTTTGAGTTCTATTTGATCTTAACTGTGCTTCAAGAACATCTGAAATTCCAAATACACTCGCTGGTGTAGATACAGCACTTGTGCCATCATCACTAGATCTAAAAAAATCATAGTCTGACTGACCTTCAATTAGATCCATATTAAGTTCGTCTATCTCCCAATAATGAATACCTCTATTACCCCACTCTTGAAATAATATATTAAGAGATCGTCTAGCAGATTTTAATTGATAGCCTGCAACATTTTGCAATCCAATACGTTCAAAAGCATCTTCTACTATTTCATCAATAGCAAAAGTTTTGTCGAACGTTGTTGTTCCCGAAGTAGTATTAGCCATTTAAACTCCTAGCCAGTATAGCCGATAGTAACAGAATCTGTTATATTTAAATCTAAATAAACTCCTGTTGTAAATCTTATACCGTTACCGGGAACATAAACATCTAAACCCTCTGTTCCAAATTTCATTTGAAATAAAAGATCACCACTTGTATCTGTTCCATCATGTAATTTAACAGAAGCATTAGCTGCACCGTGAGCTTGTATATATGTAACTCTACAAGGCCCTATATTAATAGAACCACCTGTAATAGTTTTAAAATTTCCATCTGCTGTTGCACGTGAAAATTTTTGATCTGAACTCATATTTTTCTCCTTAAAATTAAAATGTGGGGCCGAAGCCCCACATCAATTATCTATTAACTATCTGCAAAAGGTGTTGCCTCAGTACCTGTACCGATCAACACAGCTTC